CCAACATAGGTAGCCACGTCTTGCTCAAAGCTATGCAGTGTCCACAGTCCATCGCCCCAATTGATTGGGTGTTCACAGGAAGCTGCAGCTTTGTATGCTATGATGTCAGCATCAATAATCAGCATCACGTTTCTCCTTCATCTCTCGTTCTCTCTCTGTCTCAAGGGTGACGATGCGAATGCCTGTCATCACCTGCACATAATCCAACCAGCTTGTTACTAACCACTTCACAACTAGGGCTGCGCTAACAGCGAAGAAGGAGACAGTCACAATCAGTTTGAATATAAAATCAAAGTCCATTCTTCAGTGCCTTAATTACATCAGTGGAGAAAAGCTTCTCAAGATTGAGGAGGTACATCTTAGACTTGTAACCATCACCACCGTTGACGCTACGAATGTGGTCTAGCTGACCAATGATGTTCTTGAGTACGTCTGTCTTGAAGACAAGCGTGGCAAAGGTAGTGTCACCAAGGCATAGGTTGTGGAACCAATATTCTGACTCAGTGGCTTCGATGCCTGATGGTTTACCATATGACTCATACTCAATCGCAATGTTACCTGACTTCCACCAAACGCCTCGTTCACTTTTCACCTCAATCTTTTTATCCTGCAGCATGGCAGCTACTTCTTGTTCACGCACCTGCCCATAGGCTAGGTCAATGTCAAACTTCTTACGGTTAGCTTTAGTGGGTTGAAGACCAATCGTTTCCATAGTTGTACTCACTATCTAAGGTGCATCGAAACTTGTAGTAAGCTTCGGTATCCTTCATCGCTTGTTGAATTAGTTTGCCGACTTCATCCTCTAGTCCTTTGCGAACTAGCAGTTGGACTTCATCGTGAATGAATGCTACAACCGTAACATCTACACTCGTGTAACCTTTAAGGCGCAGTAGTTCTTCAATCATGACGTACCAACGCTTGCATATAATAGCTCCTGCTGATTGCAGGATGGTGTTGAGACAAGCATGGGCATGGCGTACTGGTATGATACGTCCATCCAATCCCTTGACCCAACCACGTTCCTTAGCTGCAGTCGCAGCATCATCTCTTAGTTTCTTTAGGGCAGGTAGTTTGCGAAGGAACTTAGCCTTTATCTTCTTACCTTCTGCAGCACCCTTCCCAATAATTTGCCCAGTCTTTTCATCCCCTGAACCGTACAAAAATCCATATATAAACGTCTTTGCATTATTCCTGGTAGGTAGTCCTGCGAGTTCCTGTGTCTTAGAGTGGACATCACCATTGACAACTTCTTGTGCATACGCACCATCATCGTACTTAGCCATGTAGTGAGCCAGACAGCGCAATTCCAAACTTGACGCATCAGCCCCAAGAAGACTGTACCCATCAGGCGCATAGAATAACTCACGGCATTCCTTACCATACGGAGCAGAGAGACTAGGTACTTGCTGCATGTTTGGATTGTTTGCTGTGCAGCGTGACGTAACTGCACCCATATGATTGACACGTCCATGTATCCTTCCATCCTTTTCTAGTTTGAGCCACGCTTGATTGCCTGTTGCAAGCTGACCAATGCGTTTGTTAAGCATGAGATATTCGGAGACAAGTTGTGCCTCTGGTATATCTATTTCTTTTAGTATCTTTTCATCTACCTTCGGTTCATCCGTTGGTGTGAATGAGGTAGGAACCCAGCCTCGCTTCATTAGTCGGTCAGCTATCTGCTGACGTGATGCAGGGTTGAACGGAAGAACTTTTGTCTTAGTCTTCATCTCAATGATGGTAGGCTCAAAGGTATCGACTAGCTGTGTGTGTATCTCAGAGCGTCTACCTTCTAGCTCAGCGTGTAGCTTCTGTGCCTTCTCAACGTGGAAGGGGAAGCCTACCTCCTGCTGTCTAACGAGCAGGGTGTGCAGCCTATGCTCTAACCCAAGCGCATCATTGCTAAAGTTCTTTTTATGAATCGAACCATAAAGTTTGAGTGTGACTGCTGTGTCTTGGATGCAATAGTCGAGCATCTCAGGGGTATATGTCTCAAAGCTTTCGCTACTATTATTGAACTCACCTTTAAGTTCTCCTAGCCTGTAGCCCCACGCCTTTAGGCTGTGACTACCTCTTAATTTTTGTGGTAAATTTTTACTCTTGCTATCTAGCTCACCAATGTGAGGCCAGATGGTTCTTGTGCAGACCAAGGTATCAATAACCTTACCCTTGTAGTCCCAACCGTACAGCTTCTTGAGTACTCTCAAGTCGTAGTCGATGATGTTGTGACCAACCAGATACTCAGCCTTATCCATAAATTCTAGGCTTGCTTCTATCTCATCAGGGTCAAAGGTAGTTACCTCATCAGTGTCACCGTTTCGCACTACCACGCACCAGACTTTAGTTACGTCTTCAAGTAAGTGGTTGGCTTCGATGTCCATTATATATTTAGTCATGCTAATCCTCTCGCTGGAGTGATTTATAAACTTGCTTGCTCTTCCTCATAGATGATGCGGAACTCTTCAAGCGTTGGGACGTTGCCCATGTTGTGGCCTTCAATCATTAGGCTGCTTACTTCCTCTAAGAAATCTTGGTAGGCTTGCTTCAGTTGTGCTTCGGTATAGAGAACAAGCACTGGCCTAGAAGTCGGGGGTTGTTTCTTCGTCATAATCCATCACCGTTTCTGTCATACGATTTGTGTCAATCGAATAGGCCAAGTGGCAGCAGATACCTGTGATGCCACACCACCTGTTCTTGAGCAGTCGTACTGTTGTTGTGTGTAAGTTCTCTTGGTCTTGCTGGTTTCTTTCCAGACCAATAACCATGTCGCTTAGCTGACCGATGGCAGCACTGCCTCGCAGTTGAGACATGGAGGTTTGCGCTCCATCCTCATGTCCTCTGTCACCAGAGGGACGCTTCAAGTGACTGACAAGTATCAGCCCTATCTGCAATTCCTCCACGAGTGTACGCAATTGGGTCATAAGGGTGTCGATGGTACGTCTTTCGTCACCACCTTCCATGCCCGAAACTACGATAGATAGATGGTCAAGTACAATCCAGTTGCAGCCACAACCTCTAGCCAAGTAGCGTACCTTGTTAAGAAGATTATCAGAGTCAGTGCTACCCCAATGGTCATAGAGAAATACCCTACCAGTGCCAAGGGTATCAGCAAAAGCATGTTTAAGTTCATCGTCTGTTACCCCCTCACTACCTAGATGGATAGGCTTGTTGATTGATAGAGACATTAGCGACTGAGCAGTACGCTTAACATTTTCTTCTAATGCTATGTAGCCTAGCGTTTCACCCTGACGTATCAGGTGGTGTGCTATCTCCTTCGTGAACTGACTCTTCCCAGTTCCGCTACCTGCTGAGATGGTTACGATTTCTCCAACACGAAGACCCATCGTTTTATCTGTGATGCCTTGATAGGGATAGCTGACGCTTTCCTTATCGTCCTTAGATGTTACCATATCCCACAGGTCTACACCAGCAAGGATACCATCAGGTCTGAAACTCTTGGCTCCCCATATAGCATCAAGCAATGCCTTCTGCTGGTTAGCCTTGAGCATGTCGTTGGCATCCTTGTACCCCGAAGGGAAGGATACAATCTTGGCCTTGCCTGGACTCAGGAGGAGGGCTGCTTCATGTGCAGCCTTCACACCTTGAGGGTCACTATCGAATGCCAGCACCACACTATCGAACTGCTCAAGCCATTCAATAGATTTACTGATAGCTTTCTTAGCAGACGCACAGCCTTGAGGTAGGCTAACCACAGGCCAACGGTTGTTGAAGCACTGGCTGATAGATAAGCTATCTACTTCGCCTTCGGTGATAACAACCATCTTACCTGTGCTGCGCCATAGGTGCTGACCATACAATCCAATGTCCTTGCTATCTCCAAGATACAAGAAGTCCTTGTTGGCAAAGCGTAGCTTCTGCCCAATGGTTTGACCTTTGTTGTTCTTGTAGTTAGCAATCTGTACAGGCTGACCTTTGTAGTTGCCTATACGATAGTCCCAGAACTTCGCTGTCTCTAGTGAGATACCACGCTTAGTTAATGCGTTGACCTCACCATCAATCAGGTTAGTGTTGGCTGGTTGTTGTGGTTCTCTATCTTCAAGCATCGAATATGTCTCACAACTAAAACAATAAGCATGGTCAGTATAGATAGCGTTAGCATCGCTACTGCCACAATGAGGACAACCTTCCTTGCGAATGTAGTTACTCTGCTCCA